ATAAAGTACCTAATATAGAATCATATTTGAAGCAAGGTATTTTTGATTTAACTGATCCTGATAAAAAAGGTATAGAAGGGGCTATTTCAAAAGTTAAGGAATCAATTAATCCAAGATTTTTTAGATTCTTACAATTAGTTCTAGGTGGTGCATCTCCTCTGTCTTTTGCATCGGCAGCATCAGATCTATTTAATATTCAAGATAGAAGAAGAGATGCAAGTTTTGCCCGTGCTAGAGCCTTATCAGAGGGTGCAGATCCTGATACTTTAATAGGAAACTATAAAGCTCCAAATGGATCTACTCTTTCAATCCTGAATACAGAGACAGGAAGGCCGTATGTAGATACTGGGTCTGTGGGTAGTATTTATGAACAAGCAAGAATGTTTACTGATATGGCAATAAAGGATAATAAAGAAGGTGCTCATAGCGATTCTATGAGATTGAGAACAGCACAACCAGGGGAAGCAGAAAGAATTGCACTAAATCAAATAGAAAAATATAATAAAATCTATTCTGGTTCAGGTGTTTTTGAGAACTTAGACATAATTCCAAAGAACATTAAAGAATTAGGTGAGTATTCTCGTACAAATCCTGAAGCAGTAAAAGCTTCTAAAAGATCACAAGCTTACACCACTCCTATTTCTCCTACAATAAGTAGTGCTGGACTTCCTGGTGCCGGATCTTTTGGGTGGCAACAGGCACCTAGTGCAAAAGATACAGGTGGTGTTGTACAGACCATGTACGATGGCGGGATAGTAAGATATCAATCAGGTGGTGAGATTCCATTAATACAAAATCTTTTATCTGACTTTGTAATAGGAGGAGAATATATAAATAAAGATAGACAACCAATGGCAGAAGGTGGTGATCCATTAAAAAAACTTGGAGAAACACCAGTACAAACAGAGGTTACTCATATACCAAAACCAGTAGAATTGCCACCATTAGAACCAGAAGTACAACAACTATCAGAAGTACAACAACTACCCTCAGGTGAGAGTGAAGTTGATGAAGGGCTGGCATTAACAGATCCTGCAAAATATTTAGAACAACTTCGTAAAGTTTTATCTCCTAAGGTATTTGAACAAGTAAAAAACATTATCGGACCTATAGCTAAGACTATTCCCGTTGTAGGCCAAGTAACATCTTTTCTTAGCGATGCTGGACCACTTAATGTAGGAGAAGAAGAAGCATTAAAATTAGCTAGAGAAGATCATGATGTAGGGTGGATAAAGGATGTTCCCTCAAATCGACCTGATAAATTTTTTAATAAAATATATGAGTATGCAAAGTCAGGTAATTTTAATAGACCTCCTTCAGAATTAGCTAGAATAATAAAGAATAATATTTCTTCTGAAGATTATAATGCACATAAAGAGTTTTATGATTTAGAAAGCCACAGCATATATCCCGGTCAAGAGAATTCTTTAGTAAGAGAAGTTTTACATAATCTATTTAATCCACAAGAGATTCATCCCAACATGCAAGAGCAATTAGAGAGGGCTGCTGATAAGGGGTATACTCTTGGTAATTTAGTGCATGTTGCTGGTAAAGGGGAGTGGGATTCTGATATACCTGAAGTAGAACCAGGACGTAAACTAGAATATAAAAATGTATTTGACATGCATCCCTACATCTCAGAAGATATAGGAATTCATGTCACAAGCCCTAATCCTCAGTTATATAAGAGTTTTCAAAGGGATAAAATAACACCTGGTTCGGCATACGAAGGGAAACGATTTAAAGAAGGGGTTACTTCTATGCCTCTTGTGGCAGATATCACATATGTAATTCAAATTCCAGATATGGGACAGTTTAGATATCCTGAAAGGTGGATTAAGACACTCTCTATAGCCGTTGATCGTGATGGTCATTACGAAGGATCAAGAAGATCTGAAAAAGCTTTTAATTTTTCTCAAGAGCACATAAAAAGAGGAAATTTTGTGGATATAGAAAGAGAAAATCCTCCTATTAAAAGTTCGAATATCAGTGAGTTTCCTGTAAAAAAATTATTTCCTAATATGTATATTCCAGAAAGTGATATAATAAATCCCTTAGATGGAACAAGTATGATGAGTGTAGATACTTGGAAAAAGATAATGCAAGCAGCTTTAGATACAATAGCTAAAAGAGATGATATGAAGAGAAAGGGACATTCTCCCTACATTACAAGCAGTACAAGTAAAAATATTGATACAATATGGATAAATAAATTAAGAAAAATTTTACAGGATGAAGGTGCAGATGCTTTTGGTTATGCTAATTATGCTGAAGGAGAAGGACAAATGAGTTATATGGTCCTTGATCCAAATCGTCTTAAATTTGTGTGGGCAAAAACTTTTAATCCTGAGTCACCTTCTTTAAGTGAGAAGAAGGGTGGCTTAATCAAGACCATGTACGATGGTGGTGTGGTCTGATTTAAACAAGTCTAAAAAGTCTTTAGGTCAGCTTCCAGTTCTTCTACTTTTTCTGTAGCATACATTATAAACTTATGAATGATTTCTTTATTTTCATAGTCAGGATAAGAATCGTTAATTATATTTAACCAATCATTTGGATTAAGAAAAGATTTATGTAATTCTAAATTACCTTTTTTACTTAGAACAATTTTAAATTTAATCAGGGTGGCTTCTGAACGAAGCTTACCCTGATTTTTTTTACTTTTCATTGTCATCATTTAATATATATTTTGCATCTTCAACTTGACTACCATACTCTTCCAACTCTTTGACCCTAGTATGGAGATACTCTAATACATTCTTTCGTTGAACACGATTATAACTACCTAAATTTTCATTGAGGTACTCAAGTTCCATCTCTAGTTCTTGTCGATGATTTAAGATATCTTCTGTATCAACCATTCTTCTCTCCTAATTCTTTTATTCTAATGTATGCAGTCTGAAGCTGTTGCTGCAACAGGTACACATTCTCTTTAAGAGTTTTAATAAGTTCTATCTCTAGTTCTTTTTCAATCTTATTCTTTTCTGTGTGCATCTTTATGCATCGAATCAATTTGAATGTAAGTCAAACCATCAATCATATCTTTAAGAGATTTATTACCATACTTACCAAGTCGATCAAAGACAACTTTTGGAAGGCTTGCCATCACAACACACTTCAGAGCATCGTTAAGTGATCCATGAGCATACACCTTACCACTTGAGGATACCCAGTAACCCTCTTCAGTATACATACCGTTCTCTAACTGGCATGTCTTGGGCCACTCTACGACACCTGCACTTGCTAACACTGGCATTATAACAATACTACCTACAGTAAATACACCTACGCTTAATGCTAGAATTAAATACTTTTTCATAATTATTTCTCCTTAATTAATTAATTATATCTACGACTTCACATACATCTCCTGTGCAATTTAATGTTTGACCACCAAGAGTTGTATCTCCTTTTTCGTATTCAGCTAAGTCTTGCCAGTTAATTTCTTTAGGCATACTACTTAGCAATTCACTATATTTTTCTTTTGTTATATCCTGATATGGAGCTTGCTTGTATGAATGCTCTGTCATAGGTAAGAAACTTATACCAGACATAACATTAAAGTTATCATAAACAAAGTTAGCAACTTGTAACCATTCATTTTCCTTAACACTTACAGTTATAGAAGGTTTGTGTTCACACCAATGTTCTGCATATATTTTCCATAATTCTAAATGTTGTATGGCTGACATAGTATGACGTGTAATAGCATTCTCAGGAGAGTGCATTGGAAATGAAAATACAGCAGTAGCATTAGGCTTATCTAATGAATCTTCATAAGGAAATCCAGATTTAATCATAAATTTAGTTAGTGGATCTTTCTTATCAGCCCGTACCGTTCTAATATAGTATTCATTATGCCTTGGATGAATACCACTAGCTGCATCAACAAGTTGGCTTACTGTACCTGAAGGTTTTACACATGTAATAGCCGTCGATGCTTCAATACCTAATTTGTCTGCCCAATCTTTATTAACAGATACTGAATGTAATCTGAGATGAGATAAGAGAGCAGAAAGATTTTCTTTGGTAGTATTAGATAACATTGCATTATCAAGTATACCAGTTAACGATACCCCAAGCAACCTTTCTTCTTCTGTATTCCTTGTCCATTGTCTTCCAATACCTTTGAAGCTAGTAAAGGTGGACTGTATAGTACCAAGGATCGTTGCCATCTCTACCTTCTCTCTAAGAGTCTCAGGAGTATCTGTAGCTCTCACAACAACCTCTGATAGATTACAGAACTGTTTAGGTCTAAGGATAATCTCACAACAAGGATTAGTTCCATAGTCTATAGAGGGATCTCGTCTTTCATACTTGGAAGCTTGTGCTTGTGCTGCCTTACGATTAAAAATACCTCTTTCTCCTGACTTACTTTCATATAGAGCAGTCCATTCTCTCATAAAAGTTCCTATGTCAGGAAGATGTTCAGTATAACATACACTATTGTTTGATAGTGCTCTCTGAGGTTCTAAGTCCCACCAATTACCACTCTTGCAGTGTCTCATACGATCATCACTTAGGTTGCTCAATGATATAAGGGCTGATCTACGAACACCACCCACTACTACTACATCTGCAATCTTGCACATAAGATCATGACATTCGAGACTATTTAATTTCCTGCCCAAAGATTTCTTAAATATATTAACTGTGAATCTAAATAGTTCATCCAATGGTGCAGGTCCACTTGAACGACCACCAAAAGTTTTTAGTCTAGCTCCTGCTGGGCGTAGTCTAGATAAATCCCACTTAGGAACCATCCCTGCATAAAGAAGATTAATAAGTTCTTTATACCCTCTATGCCAACCTTCTTTACTATCTTGTACAATTATAGTCGTTTCACTATCCTCAAACTCTTCAGGAACTCTTGGAAGTTGATTAACATACTGACGTTCTACAGAGAATCCTACTCCTGTTCCATGCATAAGGATATACAGACATTCATCAAACGACCTTGGACTATCAACAGGAAGATAGGAACAGTTATAAGCAGCAATATGATTCTTTTCCAGAGCAGGACCAGCGGTCATCAGTGCTCTCATGGAAGGCATGACATCCATATTAGCGATAGAATCAGTAAGCTTTTTAGTGATATCTTCTGATATTACAACATTATAATTGTCTTTGATATATGTTACATAGAAAGATATTAAACGATTAACAGTCTCATACCAAGTTTCTCTACGTTGTAAATTTTCTTGCCATCTAGAGTATCTAGATTGATGGATAAAACTTTGGTAATCATTTAGTATCATCTAAATTAAGCTCCGTCTGTGAATCTTCATTTTGCTTTACCTCTATCATTATTCTTGATATTAAAGGATTAACTTCCTTAAAGGATTTGTTGGATAGATAATTCAGTATATCATTTATAAGTTCTGTTGTCAAACATACTTTCATTTTAATTTCCTTCTTTAACCTGTATTTTCAGCATAAAATCGTCTCCTAATATCTTCAACATTTTTGTTCCATGTAGTTACTTTCTTTTCTTCTTGGGTTTCAATTTTTTTCCATGCAGTTACATTGGCAGATACAGAACGTCTCTCTCCTTCTCCTGAAAAAGGATACACCATGTGCTGTAACCAAGAAGGAAAGACATACATATCTCCTACTCTAGGTTTAATAAGAATAGAAGAAGGTGGTGTTAATCTTTCATAATCAAGTTGACTGTCTTTACCATAATTAAAAACAAGATGTCCATCCTGAACTCCAGATGCATCAAACAACGGAGAAGATACATCTGTATCTAAAATTTGTTTAGGTACTTTTAAGTAAAGGATACAGGACAATCCCATAATAGAGGGGACTCCATGATCATGGAGAGGATTATAATCTCCTTCATAAGCATGAACAGACCACATTTCATATATACTTAACTGTCTTTCTTGCATAAGTTTTTGATTGTGTCGTTGAGAAAACGATTCAATATATTGTTTTGAACACATACAAACAACAGAAGCAAATTCTTTTATTTCTGGATGTTCATGATCAATAACTAATTGTTCTCCCCTACGTATTTGTCCTACAAGAGTTTTAGCTTGTGATTGTCTAGTATCATCCTGTAATAAAGTATCTAGATATTTATTAATATCTTCAACAACATCCCAAGGAACTTTTGATTTCATTAACCATACAGCAGGAAGAGGTATAATAGCTCCTTTCATTTTTCTTTCCAAAACCACTACACCAAATCCTGTAGATCAGGTTCTTTATATAAATTTGATTTCATAATTTTTCCGTCCTCCCTGAAGATAGGATCTCCATTCTTATTTAACTTAGACATATTAGAAGAATGAACTCTGTTAAAAGCTACATCAAAATTCCATCCATATGTATCTGCAAAACCTACACAAACATAAACGAGATCACAAAGTTCTTTAAGAATATTTTCTTTATTTTTCTTTGTATCTATTGCAGAAATAAGTTCTTTAAATTCTTCTTTTATTAATTGTATTCTTAAATTTTTTGTTTTATCCAAACCAATCTGTAAATATTGTTGGTTAACTGGATGATTAAAAGAAGTATGAAATTTTCTTAATTTTGTTTGTAGAGTTTCATGTTTCATATTTGTCATCACCTATCTTTTTCTTATCTATAAATCTGGATGAACTGGTTGCACATAAGATTTTAACTTCTCTAATTCCTTTATCAATCTTGATAGATACCATTCAGCTTTATAAAGATCATCGATAGGTTCTTTTTTATATGGATATCTGGATATATATTTTATTATATTTCCTTTTAAGTAACCTTCAAATTCTTTATCAGAAACTGAACTCTTTATCAAATCAATAGTTTCTATAGACCCTTGATTGTAATGAAAAGGTTTTTGTATCTTATTAAATTCTTCCATTTATATTATGTATTATCTTTGGTATTAAGTGGTGTGAATTCAATTACATTGTCTCCTAAATTCTTAGGGAAAGAAGTTCTATTTTGTTTATTAACACAAAAATCATACTCACCTGATTTACGTATAGAGTCTAAATAATCTTCATCGTTTAAGAAAGATAACACACCATACCCAATTTCTTTAATTAAAGATTTTTCATTTACATCATCTGATATATCAAACATTTTAACAGAAAAATCTCCTTCGCTTTCTCCTTCTTCTAAGTATAAGATAACTCTATCTTTTGAAGAATCTCCTATGTATTCCTTTAAATTAGGGATACCTAAAAGAAGCTCTAATACATCAGGATCTTTGGTCATATTTTTTCATAACCCTTTCTATTTGTTCTTGAATAAACTTTTTAGTTTTAGGACAATGCTCTTCAAGTTCAGATATAAAATCCATAACCATTTCTGGAGAAATTACTAGTATGCTTTGTGTTTTTAATATACTTTCTACTTTTGATATATCTTCCTTAACTTTAGCACAATTTTCTTCGTATGTCAAGTCTGACCAATAGCTTGTGAGAGATTTTTTTATCCTTAAGATTACAATATTACTGGCAGAGACTTCTTGCTTTTCCGAAAGTGTGTATAAATACCACACATTAGGATTCATAATTATATCTTTTTCATGTATACGAATTTGTAATACTATCGGCATAATAAATTACTTAAAATACTTATATCCATATGTTTCTACTCGTATAGGTCTATAAAACTTTCCACCTACATAATTGTTGTAGAAAGCTGGTTCATCTGAACCTTCAATAATGCTTATCAATACACCAAATTTCATTTGATAAAAACATTCATAATATCTTAAGCTCCTTTTATTTTCATATTCTCCAATGATATCAAATTTAAAATATTTTTTACCAATCTTTTTTATGTCTTCATTAAGTCTAGATGAAGAGCCTGTGTATGTCTCCCAGCCGGAAGATTTCTTACGTTTTTTAGTTCCAATAAGATATTGCTTACATCCTACATATGCTTTCTTTGTTTTCTTATTGGTTATAATGTACACAAAACCAAATTTATGATCAAGATCAGGAGCAAAGGGCTTTCGTTTATACTTCCAATGCATTATTCAAGCTCTTCAAATTCTTCATGAACTTCAGTTAGACGGCCTGTCTCTCTACCGTAGAATACCTTACATGCTGGTCCTGTCAAGCCAGAAAACCTGTTCTTGATAACTCGTACCGTTGTCGTGTGTCTCTCTATCTCATCCTCATGCTGACCGTTTCTTTCTAGTCCAATCACTATGTCTGATAGCTGACCTATGCTGGCAGACCCTCTAAGTTGAGAGAGTGAGGTAACAGCACCCTCTTCATGACCTGTAGAAATTGGTCTACGAAGATGAGATACGATCAACAACCCAATATCAAGCTCTTGAACAATAGTTCTCATCTTAGTCATAATTTCGTCTAATGCACGTCTTTCATCAGAGTTAGACTGGTCAGAAACTATGATGCTTATATGATCTAGTACCACATATTTACAATTTAGAGCTTTTGAGAAGTATCTTATACGATTTAAGATAGAGTCAATAGAATTTGAACCGAAATGGTCATAAAAGAATAACCTTCCTGTTCCTAACGTGTCATCGAAGTATGTCTTTAAGTCTTCACTCTTTACAGAACTAAATTCTGAAGGTAAGTGTAAACATTTATTAGCTTCAAGGCTCATGAAGGCAAGCCCACTTCTTTTAACAGATTCTTCCATGAACATCATACCAATATTATCTTTAGTATTCTTAAAGATATGATAAATTAATTCTCTAATGAACTGTGACTTACCTAGTCCAGAACCTGCTGTGATGGTGACAAGTTCTCCCATACGTATACCATATGTTAGATCTTGTAGACCCTGGAAGGGGTAGTTGATAGCAGCTTCTGTAGCTCCCTCAACAATCGTATCCCACATCTCTTGACCGGATATGATGCCTTCAGGAGTATAGCTTTTAGCATCCCACCAATCTTGAACAAATGACTTATTCTTATTATTGAGTAGATAATCATTAGCGTCTTTGTATTTGAGGTTCATCACCTTTGCTTTGGGTGATAACATCTCTGCTACTCTAGTAGCTGCCTTCTTTCCAACATCATCATTATCAAAACAGATAACAACAGTATCAAACGATGTTAGGAAATCGTAGTTGTCTGATACATCCTTCAGTGCTGAAGGTGCACCGTTACGGATTGAAACTACAGGCCACTTACTCCCCAGTATCTGATAGGCAGACATGGCATCTACTTCGCCTTCACATAGGGTAACAAACTTACCACCTTCTGGAAAGATATTTTGTCCAAAAAGGCCAGCACTCTTTATGTCTCCTTCGGAAAAGAATGTCTTGTTCTCAATATTCCTTACCTTGTTAGCTACGTGTTCTCCTTCTTTATTATAATATGGATAATAATGTTTAGAACCATTAAGCATGGTTCCATATCGTCTGCATGTACTCTCTTCAATTTTCCTATCTGGAATAGGTCCGATAGTTCCTGTGCTCACTTTAGTACTTGAGACAGAAGGTTGCATATAATACTCCTCATGTATTGGTGGAACATAATACTTACAATCAGGTGTAAAGCAATTCTTATGACCGTCTTTGTATACTCCTACATTATTCTTACTACCACATTTAGGACATGGTTCATGTCGTAAAAATCCCATTTCTCTGTTTTACCTCATGTGTTATCTCATTAACTTGTGGTTCCTTAGTTACTTCTGTTAAGTATTTTACACTGTCACTGTATCTAAATACTCTCATATTTGGAAAACATGTCCATTTATAAGAACAATATCCACAGTCTCTACTAAGTTTCATGTTTCCAGATTTACCATCTGGTACAGATTCATAACAAAAGTCAGGGACTATATCACTACTAATAATCTTCTTTAGTTTTTTGATACGTTCCCCAGCATTAATTAATGTGAACTCATCTATTTCTAGTAAGCACATATCTCCAGTAACTTTATTTAAAGCTAGTAGATAACCAACATCTTTACCTTCTCCTTCAACATAGCCACTTATTTGTCCTATGTATCCAAAAGGATCATCAGATTCTATAGATCCTGATTTAAATTTACGAAAAGCAAAGTCACTTGCAGATTTAATATCCACAATTTCATCATCAATAGTACAATCTATATGACCGACTATACTATTAACTTTTATTTTCTTTTGTAAATTATCTACTTCGTGTCCTGATTCTTTAGCCAAGAAGATTACAAGTTCTTCAATTATGGAACCATATAGAAACTTTATTAAGGTTGGCCCTGTATAACTCTTTTCAATTTTAGGACCATTAATTTCCATCCAGATTTTACGGTCTGGTTTACCAATTGAAGACATTCGTAAAGATTTTTCACCACTATCTCCTCTCTTTTCTTCCATCTGTTTAATGACAGCACTACGAATTCCCTCTAAGAAGGCATCCAAGTTATCTTTGGACACCTTCTTGTTGGATGTAATACGATCATATATGTCTGGAATTAATTGTGAAATGTGCATAGTAGCCCCTTCCCTCGCCCACTAT